CCGAGCAGATGAAGATCAAGATCGACCAACGTGTTCTCACCGACCTGCTGCCGGATATCGCCTCCACCAACAAAGGTGCGACAGCTGGCAGTGTCTCTAGTGCGTTCAATCTCGGCACGACAGCTTCGCCACTCGTTGTCACTAAGGATGGCGCTGGCGGCACGGCTTCTGTCCTTGACCTTGTTGTGGACATGGGCACGGTCCTTGATGAGGCTAACTGCCCCGAGCAGGGTCGCTTCCTTGTGATTCCGGCACGTATGGCCGGTCTCATCAAGAAGTCGGAACTGAAGGATGCGTCCCTGACCGGTGACGGCACGTCCGTTATCCGTAATGGTCGCCTTGGCATGATTGACCGCTTCACGCTGTACGTCAGCCACAACCTGAAGGTTACGTCGTCCACCAAGTATCACGTTATCGCTGGTACGAAGATGGGCCTCACCTTCGCATCTCAGATGACTGAGATGGAGACACTCCGCTCGACCACGACGTTCGGTGACATCATCCGCGGCCTGCAAGTGTATGGCTATAAGGTGGTGAAGCCGGAGGCTTTGGCCGAATCCGTCATCTCGTTCTCGTGATAAGGGAGTTATTCTATGACTGCATACACTGACTCCCTCGGGTTCTATAAGAACTCGGCTGGCTTCACCTCCAGCTATACGGACCGTCTCGGCGTTATCGAGATTGATCTTGATTTTGCCAAGATTGCGGCAGCGCGTTCTGCTGCCGGTGCGGCGGCGCTCGCCTCCACGGACACGCTCGTTATCGGCGTGGTTCCTAAAGGCGCGTTCGTTCTGAGCGGCGTGGCGACGCTTGTCCGTGCCGAAGGCGCGGCTGGTAACATCGACGTTGGTATTGGTGGTGGCACCACCGATTTCTGGGTTGACGGCTTCGACCTGAACGGTACGGTAGGCGCTACCGCTGGTTATGCCGACGCTGCAGCCTATTACTGCACGGCGGAGACCAACATCCTCCTGACGATCAACAGCAATGATATTGACGCTGCGCGCGTTAAAGTTTCGCTGGCTGTTGTCAACATGGGCGCTGATCTCGGGTCAGTTCCGAGTGCGTAATCGTAGGGGGCTTCGGCCCCCTACTCCTTAACAGGAGGCCCCTATGGCGGTTTATGGCGGTGTTACTTACTCCCGCCTCAAGACAGTCAATCTTGAGGCGGACTATATTACGGAGACCGGTCGGTCTATCGTGTACAATAAGCGTCAGCGATTCACTATCGCTGAGGTCAATGCTGGTGCTACACTCCTTCCGGCTGTTGCTGGTAAGAGTTACCGCATGGTTAGCTGCTCGGCTATTTCTGTTGGCGGCGCTGCTGGTGCAGTGACGACGGTCGATGTATCCGGCACATCCACGACGGCGCGTAAACTCGTCGCTTTTGCGCAGGCTAGTCTGACGCAGAGCGCGGTGCTGAAGGACGGTGGCACGGGCGCTGCGGTGCTTGCTGACGGCGCGTCTTATACGGCTAATGACGCTAACACGGCGATCACGGTCGGGAAGACGGGTAGCAGCATCACCACGGCTACCCATATTGACATCAACTTCTCCTACACGCTTGACTAATAGCGTCTAAGAGGTGCAGGGGCTACGGCCCCTGCTTTCTCAACAGGAGTTTACCGTGGCTACAAACATCACTGGCAGTAAGATCAAAGATACTTACAGTCAGCTCCTTCATATTGACGGTGGTCCAACCTCGTTAGAGAAGGTTGTCTACAGCGCCACGGGTGTTGCCACCGCTTTGAAAGTCGGTACAACTTCGGTTTCGGTCGACAACATTAAATTTGACGGTAACGTCATTTCCACAACGGACACCAATGGTGATCTGACCCTGACGCCTAACGGCACGGGTAAGGTGGCGACAGGTAACCTCCGCCTAACTGGCAACACAATCTCGACCTCCGACACCAACGGTAATCTTGTCCTGTCGCCTAACGGCACTGGCACCGTTGACATCGCCAATGCCAACATCACGGGTGGTACCATCGGTGGCGTCTCGTTCGCTGGCGGGTCGTTCACCGGGATCGCTCTTATTTCAGCAACGACGCTGACAGGTACGACCACGAACGGCGGCAACCTGCGTCTGTCGGGTAATACCCTGTCGAGCACCGATACCAACGGCAATATCTTGCTGACGCCTAACGGCACCGGGCAAGTGTTGGCGACAAAGGCACTCGGCTACGGTGGCTCGGGCACCGGCGGCACGGTTACGCAGGCGACCAGTCGCACGACCGGCGTGACGCTTGATAAGTTAACCGGCGAGATAGTTCTTTTTGCCGGTAATCTGTCTGGGCACGAGGCTGACGAGTTTACCCTGACCAACAGCACGATTGCCGCAAACGACGTGGTCGTAGTCTGCATCAAGTCTGGATGCGCTGCCGGTACACGCAAGTACTATCAAGTGCATGTAGTCGAAGTGGCGGCGGGCTCCTGCGTCATAGCGGTTGGTAATATAGACAACGCCACTATCCCCGCATCCGGTACAGACTCTCCGGTGATCCAATTTGCTGTCATCAAGGGAGCTGTCTCCTAATGGCCAAGTCACCCGCATGGCAGCGCAAAGAGGGCAAGGACCCTAAGGGGGGCTTGAATGCCAAGGGGCGCGCCTCCTACAACAAGGCTAACCCCGGCAAGCCGGGCCTCAAACCACCGCAGCCGGAGGGTGGCCCACGTCGGGATAGCTTCTGTGCCCGTATGAAGGGTATGAAGAAGAAACTCACCAGTGCAAAGACGGCCAACGACCCAAATTCACGCATCAATAAATCTCTTCGCGCGTGGAACTGCTAACATGGCAAAGGCTGTCCCGAACAACCCCAAGCTGTGGAACGCCGCCAAGGCAGCTGCCAAAGCCAAGTTCGACGTATATCCGAGCGCCTATGCTAATGCGTGGGCCGCGAAGGAGTATAAGCGCAAGGGCGGCACGTGGAGCGGTGCTAACAACAAGGTTGTTAAAAAATGAAGGGTGGCCTCGGCAAGTGGTTCGGTGAACGCTGGGTCGATGTGAAGACCGGCAAGCCCTGTGGCCGCAGCGGCGCTGAGAAATCCAAACGAAGCTATCCCGCATGCCGCCCGGCAGCGGCAGCATCTAAAATGTCAGCTGCGCAGAAGGCGACTATTGCGCGCAAGAAGACCGGACCGGCGCGGCAGAGTTGGCCGGTAACACCATCTGGGAGAAAAAAGTAATGGCTAAGATGACCTACGCCCGGCTGGACCGGGCCGAAGAAAAGATCGAGGACCAGAAGAAAAAGCTGAAGAAGGCCGAGATGGTCGCTACCATTCAGAAAGCAGTGCGTTCGGTCATGAAGAAACCAGCTAAAAAAGGTAAGAAGTGATGGCCGAGAAGTGGATTCAGAAGGCTATTAAGAAGCCGGGCGCACTTCGTAAGTCTCTGGGTGTCAAGAAGGGCGAGACGATCCCGACCAAGGAGCTGGCGGCTGCAGCGAAGAAACCGGGTAAAATGGGGCAGCGCGCACGCCTCGCGCAGACCCTAAAAGGTATGAAGAAATGACCAGATGGCTAAAGCACAGAGTTGACGGCACCATATATGAATGGGACCCCATTCTGGATAAGCACCCTAAATTAGTCGAAGTGACTGAGCAGGAGGCGTTCCCTGAGAGGTTTATTCCGGTGGCCGCCATCGCGGCAGTGGCAAAGAAGCGGGGACGCAGTCCGAAGGCGGCGCTCGCCCTCTACACAGATGACATTCCCGAAGAGCCGGGGTATACTAATATCGAGTTGAACGCTGAGGCATCAAAGGGGCTACCTGAGTGACACCGGCCACCATCATAGCTGATGTCCGTAATCTGGCACAGGACACCCTTGCTCCGTACCGCTATAGCGATACGGAGCTTTTAGGCTATGTAAATCAAACACTTAAACGTATGGCCTCATTGCGCCCAGATTTGTTTACTTATTTTGGTGATGTATCACTAACGGCAAACACTGTTGTGCAGGACTTACCTGCAGACGCCCAGAGACTCGTGGATATCTTCTGGGTTAAAGATGCAAACGCGGTGACCGAGGTTGAACGCGAAGTTCTTGAGCGGGCGTATCCGCTCTGGGTAACAGACCCGGCAGATGTACCCGTTAATTTTATGCGGCATCCGCGTATCCCGACGCGGTTCTTTGTTTATCCCCGCCCACTGGCGAATACGGTTGTTGTGGCTGAGTACGCACAATCCCCCACGACGTACAACCTTAATGATACGATAGACTTGGCTGACGCTTATTATTCTGTCGTCGTCGATGGAGTGATGTTCCTTGTGTCGTCGGTAGATGACGAGCATGTCAACTCCAAGCGCGCCGAGCTATTCATGAACTCTTTCCTCAATTCGCTAGCGACGAATACGCAAGCACGCGAAATGGTAGATAATGATGACGGCGCGGTCAGGCAGATGGCTAGTAGGGCGAGGAGTAAATAATGGCTACTCGTACGTTTGCCTCGTTTACGTCTAGACTTAGTCCCAGCGCTCCCGGTTGCCCGCATCCTATGCTCGTGCAATATATCCGTGACGCGGCTATCCGGGTCTGCGAGCGTACGCTCGCGTGGCGCTATGAGAACCCTACATTTAACCTGACCGCTGGACAGTATAAGTACTCATTCAACCGCCCGATTGACACCGATGTTCAGGCTATCTTCTCGGCCACGGTCAATGATACGCCGCTTGAGGTCCTTGAGTTGACGGCGGCAACTTCGCTATATCCCGACTGGCCTATTACGACGACGGACCCTACCGCTATTGCCGAGCAGGGGTCGCAGCCACAAGCTATTTCGCAAGTTAACATGGATCAGTATGTTGTGCTGCCCGCACCGGATGCGGATCGCACCTATACAATCCGTATGTTTTATGCGCTCAAGCCGTCGCGTGACTCTTTGGCGATGGATGAGGCGGTCTTTAATGCTCTTGAGCGCCCCATTCTGCATTATGCGCTACAGCAGCTTCATGCGCTACCGCAGGTTAGCTGGGCGGATCGTGAACTGGCAGTATATCATGCCCGGCAGTTCCTTGCCTCAGTCACTGAATATAGGGCACAGGCTAATTTGGGGGTTGGTCGAAGTGTCTTAGTGGCGCGCGCGCCGAGATTTGCATAGGTGGGAGATGGACGCACGCGTAACAACATCAAGGATATACCTTGTCCGTGGCGACACTGGGCCTCAGGTGCAGCTTACCTTGTTTGACGCACAGAGCGGTAATGCGTTTAATCTGACCGGCGGGTCGGTGACACTTCATTTTCGCGCCGTGGGGTCAACTACATTGCTATTTTCGCGTGCATTGACTATACCTAGCGGTACGGCATCATCTGGTGTAGCCATTATCGTATGGGCATCCGGTGACCTGAATCAGGCTGCCGGTGACTACGAAGGTGAAGTAGAAGTCGTATTTGCTAGCGGTGTCAGGCAGACCGTCTACGATACGCTGCAGTTCAGGATTCGGGATCAATTCGCATGATAGGAGGCTAAAATGGCGGTAACAATTTCTCTCTACAACCACACGGCGAAGCTGTTCGCTGAAGGTTCGAATGCGGTAGGTGACATCTACAAGGTCATGCTTTGCACGGCTGCGACTTTCACGGCTTCTGACACCACTCTTGCTGGCGTCACCAAGACGGAAACAACTGGCGCGAATGGTTATACGACCGGCGGTCAGGCTCTTGCTAACGTCGCGGTTACGACCGTCACCACGAATGATGCGAAGTTCGATGCAGACGATCTGACTTGGACAGCGTCCGGCGGTTCGATCACGGCATCCTACGCGCTCATTTATAATGATTCGGATGTCAATGATCCGCCGATTGCGTTCATTGATTTTGGTCAATCTGAAAGCGCTGGCGCTGGAA